TCATTGTCTATTTCCCTTCATTCTTGCGTTAAGAGCCGCAATATCACGTTGGGTTTGGATTCTATCTTCTGCGACTCGTGTTTTGTCTTCTAAAGCATCCTGTTGCAGCCTTAGACGTTCTTCAGCCAATCGCGCATCCATCATTTCGCGCTCACGCTCAAGCTCTTGTTTTGCATCAAACTCTGAAGACTTACGCTGCATGTCTGCTGCTTTTAGTTGTAGTTCTTGCTGCCTAATCGTAACGAGCGGATCTTCACCCTGTGGCATTGGCTCAACAGATTGCGTAAATTCTTCTGTAAGGTCTGCAATCAGCATAGCTGCTTGACGCTCTATCGCAGGCTGTAGCATCTGCATAGCCTCTGGATTTTGCTGAACCTCCGGTCCCGCTTGCTCCATAACGATCTGCTGTGCTTGCGCCTCTGCCAGCATACCAATATGTTCTTGAATATGCCCTTGAAGCGTTGCCATAGCCTGTGGATTCATTTGAACAACAGGCGTAGACATAATTGCTAAGTGCGTTTCAATATGTGCCTTATGGTCTTGCTGTGGAAATGCTTGCGGCATTCCACCAGTTAATGCAATTTTGTTTTCCATTGCGGCATTCATAGGCATCGGCTGTGGTGGTGGGGGCAAGATCGCATCAATGTTATTAACGCCAAGGGCTTCATACATTTTGCGATACGCTTGGTACAATCCTTGAGGCCCACCGTGAATTTGTGGATTAGATTGAACAAGTTGCAATTGGGTTTGCGCAAGAGCAATGCGCTGGGCCATAGAGAAGATGTTGGGGTCACTAACAGGAAGTACATCAACTCGTGCATCAAAATCTTGCGCAAAAACTTCGGGTCCAAACTCTGTGGACGGCATATAAGGATACATCTGAATTGTTTCAGAAAACACTTTCGCCAGAAGTTTAAACTCGATTTTTTGAGAATAATGCATGCGCTTATGAATCGCAGACATTACCTTAGTGCCACGCTCCATAATCGCCATTGTGGTGCCAACAGGCGTTTCTCCGCCCATCTCACCAATCTTCATGTCAGCCATAGCCGCAAAGCGGCGTCCTGCGTCCACAAGAGTGCCTAGAAGATTGTAAAGGGTACCAGAAGGCTCTTTGAAGGGAAGAGGCATCAAAGAGCTTCTGATATCCGTTCCTGCAACATCTATGTCGCGGAACTCACCCGGCTGAATGGCACTTTCTTCATCGCGGATACGCGCTCCACGAGCCTTGAAACCCGCAGGCAAGTTGGAGAGCGTACCCGCATCAATGAGTTGGCGCAGAATGGACGTAGAAGCTTGTGCCAGCCCACCGATCATGTGCGTCAAGCCAAAGCCGTAAAAACCAAGGCCCGGTAAAAACTTATAATGAACGAAATATTGCTTTCGCTTCATCATAGAGTCTGTTTCTTCATAGTTACGACGAATTGAAAGGATTTGACCCGTATCCTCAATGAGCGTCACGATATAAGGAAGCTTCAAGCCACTAGGTTGACCTTCCCTGTCCATATCTTCAAATCCGGGCAAATCTAAATCTGTATGAATTTCGTATAAAGTTAACTCTACAGACGCATTGCTGGGATGTACGCCTTGAAGTTCATTAATTGTTTCTTGAACTTCATTCATATCTTCGCCGGATTCACCATTCGCAGGTAAATCAACGTCACGGTAGAAACCCGCAAGCTGCAACTTACGAACTTCATTCGAATCCATCTTAATAACATGCGTAATACGTGGACTTGATGCCAAATCAGTAACGCCATATGGCACAACTAAATCTTCAGCATGAACAAACTGGCTTACAGCACGACCTTTAAGCGGATCAAAGTAAACTTTCTTAAACGTAGAACCAATAACCGGAAGATAGAATAGCATTTGATCCATTTCAGGATCATACTCTTCCATTTCGTAAGTAATCATATAGTTCATATAGTCTTTGACGCGCTCCGCCTGCTTTGTCAGCATTTCAGTCTGCGCACCAATAACTTGCGTCCTAATAGGTCCACTTGCAGGCAACATCTCACGATATGCTTGCGCTTGAAACTGCGTTACACTCTCAGCAAGCAATGGGTGAATAACGCCAGATGAACCCTCAAATGGCTCAACACGCTCTTCATATTTCATGCCTAAAAACTCTAGACCTTTTTTGTAAGTATCTTCCCAATCTTGGCGAGATGAAAAATCATCTTCAATATCGCCAGTCAATGTAGATGAAATTTGACCAAGATCACTATCATCCATAAATTCTGCCAAATTAGAATTAAACTCAATCGCTTGAGTTTCTTCCATTTCGGTGTATTCACCAACAATGGCAGATCCGTCATCAAACTCATAAACACCCGGAGATTGACCCAACTGCTCTACTAAAACGTCCTCACCCTGAATTGGCATTTGACCGTTCATCATTCCACCCGGGCCTACATCGCGTTCAATAGCCATTTTATTTCCTTTTCAAGTGTTGGAGCGAAGGGCGCTCAACCATCACAGAGCAGTTACGCAACGGAAGCGTCTGCACCAATGGGCAGGGAGGAGTCCCATCGGATATCCCTCGCCCCAACTTCATTAAAAGATATCCTTCGATCCGCCCTCTAAAGGCTCCATCTCATCAATATCATCAAAGTCCGTCATAGGACCACCTTTTTCCCAAGCATTACAGACATTTTCAGCCATGCAGGTGAAATCCAGTTTGGTGCAATACCCAACCTCATCACCCTCATCCATTCCAATGCCATTCTCAATGCAATCAAGCATACTAGAACGAATGTTGTAATATTCACATGTTCCGCAAATTTGTTTTTTCTTTTCCCAGTTTTTTACAGAGTGACCGTAAGCATACTCCTGTATGGCATGCTCACGATTTTTGTCGTTTAAATCTGCGTCTTGAGTCGAAAGAGGGCAAACAAACTCCTCTTCCCCCTCATACATATCGTCATCAACAACTTGGTTGATACCAGACCTAAGTTCATCCATATCAATGTTGATAACGATTTTAGCCATTATTTACATCCTGTAAATTTAGTACCTGATACAGCGGCACCACCGCCACGGCAGTTTCCAACTTTGCCGCCGTACTTCATGCCTTTTACTTCTCCGCCATACTCCATCATTTTGAAGTCTTCACCAGAGATTTTACCGTCTTTGTTTTTATCAAGCTTATACTGCTTTCCAGTCAGCCCACCTTCTTTCATCTTTTTAACTTTACCGCCATACATCATTTTTTTGGTTCCTGTGTTACAATGCATCAGTAATACTCTCTCTTACGACGAAAACGAAACTCATCGTCATCGTCATAGTCGGTTGGAGTGGTGATAAAACCACCTTGCCTAAAACGCAGTATAGCCTGTGTCATCGAATCCGCCAAGTCATCATGTTCACCATTCGGAAAAGATGCACACTCTTCCATAACTTCATCAGCAAAATTAGTTTCAGGTGCCCACACCATGCCACTTTCAAATACAGGCGCACACGCATGCATCCGCGTAAACTTATCCGCACCACGACCCGGAGTAAACGGCGTTACAGGAATACCCATACGCCTTAACTCTTGCGTCAACGGCATCCCAGAACCCTTCTGTTCAATCAATATCATGTCTGGATCAAACTCTTGCCATAAATCATGTGCAGCCTGCTTTAACTCAGGAAACTCCCACCGGCCCCTAACAGCATCAAGCAAAATAATATGATCCTCACCTGTCTCCTCATGGTGAAAAATACCCCAAGTCGTTATCGCAGAGTAGTCAGCCCTATCACTCTTACTAAACGCAGTATCATAAGACTGAATGATGTAGCTACATGGCGGAGGATCATCCTTCTCCCATAAATTCCACCACTCTCTCTTAACAATAGCGCCCTCTTCTGCAGTCGGATTCTGCATATACTGGGCATTCCATTTAGCCACAGGAATAGAGGCTTTAACGCCTTCAAGCTCCTTTAAAGACCAAAATTCAGGCCAGAGTGGGCCACCTTTAGGCATAATTGCAGGAAATTCTACAATTTCCCACTTATCAGCACCCTTCTCGCTCTGCTTCTGCAAAACCTTTGCCGTCAGATCACGAATCGACCAACGGGTCATCACAATAATAATCGCACCACCCGGCTGTAAACGCTGCCGTGGCCCAGAGGTGTACCACTCGTAGATATTATCTAACGCAGTAACACTCAGCGCGTCTTGTTCGGAGACAGGATCGTCGATAATCGCAAGGTCAGCGCCGCGCCCCGCGAGAGCGCCACCGACACCCACCGCATAATACTCGCCGCCACCGTTCGTACTCCATCGACCACTCGCTTTAGCGTCCGACGCAAGACTGACATTAGGGAAGACATCTCGAAACTCCTCGCTATCAATTAAGTTCTTAACCTTCCGACCAAAGCCAACAGCCAACTCAGCCGTGTGAGTTGCCTGAATAATCTTCAAGTCGGGCCTTCTACCCATCAACCAAGTGGGAAACAAATAACTCGCAAACTCAGATTTCGTATGACGCGGCGGCATGTTTACAATCAACCGCTTTAACTTACCATCCGCCACATCTTGCAGCTTTTGAGCGTAAATCTTGTGATGCCTGCCCTCAATAAACTGAGGCCAAACATGCTTCACAAAACTCATAAAATTATCGTGCTTTTCAGATCTATCGTCTAACGTTTTAAGCCGCTCCAACATGGGAGCGACTTTGGCTAACTCCTCATCCGTAAGATATTTAGAAAAATCATTTGTCAGGTCGTTCAATGTTTAATTCCTTGGCCTGCTTGTCCAAAAGATATTCTAATTGCGAACCTTCAAAGCGTTTAGAAAGAGAATCCTTTATTTCAAAAAATCTTTTTCTGTTTAAAAAATCTATAGTGCCTTGAATGTCTAGCGGCGTTTCTCTCACTTGCATGCTACGTGAATTTAAAGACCCTATGCCCTTCAAAAGATCGTTGTCTGTCGCTTTGGGAAACATAAGTTCTTCAAATTGTTTAGGATTAACTTTATGCCTACCAATTTCAAATCCCAATCGGTCCTTCATATTAAAAAGCATTTGACCTACACGCTCTTTTTCTTCTTCAGACTTGTACGGATTTCTTTGCGAAGAGTACCCTTCTCCAGTCTGACTTTTGTAATAATTTAAAAGACGCTCCGCATTACTAAATTCCGGTCTGATTTCTCCAGTCGCAGCACGAGGCGCAGGAAGTCTATTAAGAAAAGTACCCAAATTTTGCATAACTGGCATTATCTGCCTTGGGTCATTAATAGTCTCTAAATATTGTTGTCCAAAATTACTCGTATTTTCATCAATAATTTCACCAACTTCTTGAACTTGTGGAAGACTTAAAAAATCATCCATTGACATTCTGCCAGCAAAAACATCTTGAACTGCATTGCGCAATTCTGGGCTTTGAAGTTGAGAAGCGCCAGCGTCCTCACTAATCATTGCAAGAAAATTAAAAGCGTCTTGAGTGCTACTTAAATGACTTTTTCCATATGGACCTTCATCTAAAGCAACAGGGTCAAAAAGTTCCACAAACCTTTCTTCTAATATCGGTTCCTTCAGGTATTGACTTGAAGAACCACTAAAATTTAAAGCACTATTAACAGCATCCATCATAGGCTGACCATATTTATAAATATTTTCAGCAGGATTTCTTTGCCCCATAACATTACGAAGTTCATTTAAGGCTAAGTGACGATACTCGTGAGCGTCAATTAAACCATCAACAGCAGAACTCATAGGTTCAGACGTATATATCTGCCCAGTTATCTGTGAAAATCTGGGACCACCAGTTTCTTGAAGTATAGGATCTTCTAAAAATACTCTAGGATCACTGATCCTACTACCATATGCAGTTAAGGGGTCTAAGGCTCCAGCAATCCCCTGAGACATTTCTTCAGATGAAGAAACAGTAGGAGGTGCATAATCAGGTAAACTTTTGGCTTTTTTATTACGATCTCTTCGAGACTCCCTAAACATATCCTGAATTCTTTGCGCCCCAGAAGTCATAGGCTTACCGCCAACACTCCCAATGCCAGCCTGTGACATAGTAGACGCCATTTGCTGATAAGGATTCATAAAACTACCCCGCAAGAGCTTTTAAAAAATTGTCCGCTGCACGGTTCAAGCCTGCCATGCCGCCACCCTGCATCGGACGAATATTTGCAGAAATCGGAGCAATACGCGGAGCAGGAACAACAACACTTTTCAGAACATCATCAAAGCTACGAGGCGTAATCGCAGTTGTAATCGGAGATGAAACCGTATCAGACTTCTTTTCTTCAGCAGGTGGCTCACACATGTCTGTTTCAGAGTTGTAAACATAACCCTCATCGTTACAGACTATCGTACCATCTGGACCCATCGTGTAGTTCTTTGCCGTTCCAGAATCATCATCGTCTTCAACCTCAGTTAACCCAAGAGCCTCAGCAACGCTTTGACCGCCACCAACTTCGTAGGGAACATTGCCGTCTGTAACTTCTACAACCTTGCCAGATGCATCAACAAAGAACTCTTTACCGTCTGAGGTAATAAATCCTTGTTCAGTTGACATGCCATATGGGTCCGCACCCGCCGCAACAGATTGAGCATCAAAAACTTGACCAAAACGCTCATAATCTGGAACACCGTCACCATCGGCATCTTCAGCCCCATAGGGCAAGAATTGAGTAATATCTTCAGCCGCAAGAACCTTATCACCAAAAGTATCCATAGTGCTTATGTCAAACCCAACATAGTTACCTTCTTCATCAGTCTTCGGTGTTGCGCCATTCTGTAACGCATACACATGCTGATTAATAATCGCCTGACGATTTTCCTTACTTGTATTGCGCAACTCATCAGCAAGACCTTTACCAAGACCAAAGCCCAAATTACCAATAACGTCATAGAAAAATGCCTCTAAACCAGTCGGCTCCGCATCGCCGCTAATCTGGG